TGATGGTAACACGATGATGCATCGTTTTCTAAACGTTGGTGATGGTCTTGTTACCACAAAGGGTAAGAAGTTGATTTTCTCAACTAACTTGCCAAGTATCCGTGACATTGATCCTGCGTTGATTCGCCCTGGTCGTTGTTTTGACATTGTTTCTTTTGATTCATTGAAACAAAAAGAAGCCGAAGCCCTGGCTAAGAAAATCGGTGTCAAACTTGATGGTAAGCGTGAAAGCTGGACTATCGCAGAAGTGTTTAACAAACAGATTGAACAAAGTACCAACAAAACAGTTGGTAGCAAAATGGGTTTCGTTTAAGGAGTATATTATGGCTGTAAAACAATTTAGTATTAATCAAATCTCTAGTGAGGCTGACCGCAAGAAATTGCTTGATGTTATGCGTGAGTGTTCCAATTCTATGATCCGCATGGAAGGCGAAAAAGACTTTATCAAAGAGGCTATCAAAGACATTTGTGAAGACTTGAAGTTGCCAAAGAATATTGTGAACCGTCTAGTTAAAGTTTATCACAAACAAAACTATGATGAAGAAGTTGCTGTGCATGAACAATTTGAACAGTTGTATGAAACGATTGTAAAATAATGCCAACAAAAGATGAAATGTTTAAGTTCCAGGAAGAGATTGAAAAACTAGTACTAGAAACCGACTACAACTATATGGAAGCAATCATTGAGTATTGTAATATGACTGGTATGGAAATTGAATTAGCATCCAGTCTGGTAAACAAAGACTTGAAATCAAAAGTGGAAATTGATGCACAAGAACTCAATATGTTACCAAAAACACGTAGACTTCCTATTTGATTTGTGATATAATTATAGCATGACTGGTTATGAAGCATTTACACTCTATCACGTATTAAAATTGCATTTCACCTCGGGCTATGACTTTTTTAAGTACAACGGTAAAACAAATATCACCATAGAGACATTTGAGCGAAGAAAAGACAAGTACCATTTCTACAAGTTATCCCGCAAGTTTAACAATCGTAGAAATGACTACATGGATTTTGTTATCTCAAATTTCCTACACAATGATAATTGTTGGGCAGGCACTTTGCTTGAAGATGGATCCGATGAAGTCAATATAAGGAGACTTGCAATCATTCAAGCATTGAGTTATAACTTTCAAAATGATTGTTCGGTGATTGGTGAGAGTGGAAACATAAACGATTTATTAAAAACTGATGGTGAGTATCCGGAGTTACTGACGATGACTTTACAAAAAGTTATTCAGGCTGAAACTCTATGCATACTGAATTCAATGATGAATTTTCTTCCTATGTGGCAAAGAAAAATCTCAGATGACATTCGCTGGCCATTACTACATAGAAAATGGATAAAATATTCTCCGTTTTTGAGTTTTGATAAAGCAAAGTTTCGTGAAATAGCATTGAAAGAATTGAAATGATTGAAAAGATTTATTTGGATATGGATGGTGTTCTCTGTAACTTTGAGCGCCGCTACTTTGAGTTATACAAAGAACTGCCAGGTTCAATGCGTGACCGAAAAGATTTTAATGTTCACTGGCATGATTTCATAGCGACAAAGCAATTTGAAACGCTAGAGTGGTATCCTGGTGCCAATGAATTGGTTATGTTTTGCTTTGATGCAAACGTATCAATTGAGTTGTTGACTTCTTCTGGTGGTAACAAATACCATGATGAAGTTGCACGACAAAAAGTTGTTTGGTTAGAAAACAATGGTCTTGGCAAACTAAAGGCGAACGTTGTTCCCGGTCGTAAGCACAAGGCTGAGTATGCTACACCAAACACAATTCTTATTGATGATACACAAGATATTATCCAGATGTTTAACGCCGCTGGTGGTATTGGTATTCTTCATAAAGAAATTGGTAATACTTTGATGTTGCTTGAAAAGCTACTTGAAGTTGAACTAAATACATGATATAATGAATCATGTGGATAATTTTATACAACGCATACAATTTATACAAAGGAAAATAATATGTCTTTCGCTAATCTAAAACGCAACCGCGACAGCCTTGATAAACTCACTAAGGCTATTGAGATCACCACACAAACTGCTGAGGCTGGCTCAAAAGATGACACCCGATTCTGGGCTCCAACTGTAGATAAATCTGGTAACGGCATGGCTGTTATTCGTTTTCTACCAGCACCTTCTATTGATGGTGATGATGGACTTCCATGGGTACGCCGTTTTGACCACGGCTTTCAAGGACCAGGCGGTTGGTTCATTGATAACTGTTTGACTACAGTTGGTGATAAGTGTCCCGTGTGTGAACACAACTCTACATTGTGGAATTCTGGTGTTGAAGCAAACAAAGAAATCGTTCGTAAACAAAAGCGCCGCTTGAGTTACATTGCGAATATCTATGTTATCTCTGACCCAAGCAATCCCGAAAATGAAGGTACTGTTCGCTTATATAAATTCGGAAAGAAAATCTTTGATAAGATTTCCGAAGTGATGAATCCTGAGTTTCCAGATGAAACACCTTTGAACCCATTTGACCTATGGGAAGGTGCTAACTTCAAACTGAAGATTCGTAATGTTGAGGGATATCGCAACTACGACAAATCAGAATTTGCTGATAAGTCTGCATTGCTTGATGGCGATGATGCTAAATTGGAAGCAATTTACACCAAAGAACATTCTTTGAAAGATTTTACGGACAAGAAACATTTCAAACCATATGAACAACTTAAGGCTCGCCTTGATAAGGTTCTCGGCTTTGAAGGTGACGCTGTTCCTAATATTCGTGCAGAAGATGTTGAATTGCCAACACCAGTTACAAGAGCGAAGGCTCCTGTGTCTACTACTGTAGATGATGACTTGGATTACTTCAAGTCTTTAGCAGAACAATAAACTAAACTTCCTCAGAACTTAGTTTGCCCCGCCTAGTGCGGGGTTTTTCATGCGTATGCGTTTGTGACAAACAATTCAGCCGCATCTTTATTCCATGATGAAGCTACTGCGGTACCACCGGATGATGTGTTTGTCGTATTGTTGTTATTAATTACGGTTGGTGCACTTGAGCCTGCGCCAGCTAAACTAAGTGTTCTAGTACCATCATTTAATTCTGTACTTAAAGAAGATAATTGCATGCCTTTTAATACTTCATCAACTGATTTATTAAGTGTCGGATTAGTTTCTTTTCCTTTTGGACTTAAGTTTAGAATATCTGAAGCAATGGCATTAGGATTTTTTTCTAATGCATCAACTAAATTCCTTGCTCCTTTTGGTCCAACATGCCATGCGAGTGCAAGTAAATCTGGTGTTATGTTGGTAAAGCCTTCAGATTTTAATTGATTTATCATTTGTCCTAAAACTGCTGTATATAACTTATCTTGATTTTCTGCATTGAATACGTCTTTCTCTGTAAGATTTGCAGTTTTTAAAGCGCCTCTCAAAGTATTGGGTAAAAATCCATAACGACCAATTGCTCCTTTATTATCTTTCATTCTAGCATCACTTATGGCTAAAGCCTCACCAATGCTTAACTCGGAAAGAGATTTTCCGGTGCTTTGTTTAATTAAAGGATCTCCACCAGCTTTATCAAAACCAAAAATTGCATTATAACCAGCCGCACCACCTTCCCTTGCACCTATAGTATCTCTCAATCTTGAAGGAGTTGTGGGAGACATTGGAATATATCCTCCTCCATATTCTCCGCCAGGAAGTTTAGCCTTTTCTCCTTGTTTATATGTTTCAAACTTACTAGTATCAACATCAAACAAACCACTATATTCTTTATTGGCTTTATCAAGTTTTGCTTGTATTTCTGCAACTATTTTTCTTTGTTCCTCAACTTTTTTTGTGGCATAGGGAGTTGGTCCATATCTTCCTGGTCCACTCATTGCTGCCAATTCATCTTCTCTTTTTCTTAAAGTCTTAGTTTCATCATCTAATTTTTCTTGTAAACTTTGTCTAGTATCATCAGAGGATGTCGCACCATAAAGACCAGCAATACCCACTGCTGCCAAAGCAGCCAACGCCGTGCGCGGATCTTTGGCGGTGCCAGCGGCCAAGCCTGCGGCCATGGCCATGAATATTTTTCCTTTGTTATTTTGAAAAAATTCATTGAACAAAAACCCAAATACTTTTCCTATTCCACTAAATGCATCAGCTAAAACTCTAAAAGATGACATGATATAAACTTTTGCCACATCCATTGTCGTAGCAATTCCTTGACCCAATTTATCAATTATTGGATTAAATAATGTTTGAGCGTCCTTTAAAGTGTTGGAAAAAATTTTGGTGTCAAATTTTGCATCCAATTTATCTGCAAGTTGTTGTGTTAGAGTTCTTTCTTTTTCCGAAGGATCAAAACCTAAACCTTTTAAAATATCATCTTTTAACTTACTAAAATCTACGTTATCATAAA